AACTAGAGGTATCCGAGCGATTAGTGAATCTAATGCTTAAGGACTTCGAGGCTCGAATGAGTGATCAGGAGTTCTGGGTGTCTATGTCGACTGGACTGCTAAAGAAGATACAGGAGCGTGACGACAGAATCGTCGCCCTTCGCAAAGAGATAGCCGAGTTGCAGGGAATCTACAAGATCAAGGAGCCATCGCATGAAAGCTAAAGACGTTAAACGCGACGGCGGCAAATTGGTCTATCGAGGTCACGAGTTCCCGGGTTTTAACAAACCGGTGAAAGCTCCAAGTGGAGCAAAGCAAAAAAAGATGGTGCTGGCAAAGAAGGGCGATGAGGTAAAGCTCGTCCGGTACGGTCTGCGTGGGATGGAAGATTTTACCCAACACAAAGATCCCGAGCGCCGCAAAAACTATCTTGCCCGTTCTGCTGGGATTAAAGACAAGAGCGGCAAGCCAACTAAAGATGATGTGTTCAGTGCAAACCACTGGGCGCGCAAAGACCTGTGGTGATTAAATGACGACACTAGCAACTCTTGTTTCCGGTGCCCGTGTCATTCTGAATGATACGGACTCGGTGCGATACACCGACGCACAACTGGTTGGATACGCCAATGACGCAATCAAACTGGTTCGTCGTATCCGCCCGGACCTATTCTTTGGCGGGTACAAGACTGCATTGTCTGCATACGTCTTGAATGACGAACACCCGTTTGATTCCATGTACGACCCAGCGCTTGTCGATTACATCGTTGGTAAGGCTGAGACCAGAGACGATGATTACGCCGAGACCGGTCGAGCCACTCTGTTCTTGCAGAGTTTTAGAGCGGGGATTGGAGCATGAGCGCTTATACAGATTTTCTAGATTACGTTATGCCGCACGTTCCGGGGGCAAACACAAATCTTGTGACCCATGAAATCAGGAACGCCTGCATTGACTTCTGTAAGAGGTCGATGGTGTTGCAGCGCGATCACGATCCAATCACTGTGGTTAAGGGTCTTATTGATTATGACTTTGAGCCTCCCACTGGGTATCTCGTTGTGAAGGTTATGAAGGCATGGATCGAGACTCGTGAGTTGGAGCCGGTGGCTCCAGACTACATTCAAGACCCTGTGTTCTATAACCCGTCATTCTCTGGCGCAATCAAGAAGGAAGCGCCACCGATGATCTATGTGCAGAAGGATGAGCGGTCTGTTTCTGTTTATCCGTTTCCAGACAAGACGATTCCTCTCGGGTTGACAATGCGTGTTGCTCTCAAGCCCACCATTACGTCGACTACGGTTGAGGATTTCATTCTTCAGGATTACGCGGAGGTTATTGCAAGTGGGACTTTGTTCAGACTTCTCGCCTCGCCTAACAAGCCATACACCGAGCCACAACTGTCGCTGGCACACAACCAAATGTTTATGAGCGGAATCAACCTCGCCCGTCAAGCGGCTGCTAGGGGTCATGTCCGCGCCAATCAACAAGTTAAATTGCGGAGAGTCTAAATGGCTGAGAAGATCAGACTCGTTCAGGGCGACTCCCGCCCACAAATCGTACTGTCATTGACAGACGAGTTTACTGGGGTTGCGATCAACCTCTCTGAGCAAGACACAGTTGTCAGGGTGAAACTTCGTGAAGCCGGTGCGACATCTGTAAAGGCAACGATGATCTGCGGCAAGCTGTTGGGCTTTCAGAATGCAGACGGAACAATCAACTACGGCTCCCCGTATAACGTGCCGGGTGCCGGTGGTCGTGTCTTTATGGACTGGGAGCCGAATGCTCTATCAAGCGTAGGCGAGTATGAAGCCGAGATAGAGATTACTTATCCAGATGGTTCTGTTCAGACGGTATATGACGTATTGAAGTTCCGGGTACGCGCAGAGTTCTAAATGAAGTTAGAACTACAGCGCATACAGCCCCGGGCGTCTGTATCGTATGTAAGTCTCAAGGCTAGTGTTACATACGTCAAGGCGACGGTATTCCTGTATCTGGATGAGCGCGGGCTGAACAAGTTTATCCGTGACTCGTTCACGATGACGGACGAGCTTACTTATGCGGTGTCCAAGAGCCTTGCCGATATTGCTGGCATGGCAGACGTTCTGAGCTACGCATTCATTAAGGGCGCAGAAAGCGACGACATTGAGGTTCAAGAAGCTATCAGCCTAGCCATTGGCTACATACGATCGTTCGATGAAATAGTAACAATTGACGATACGGCGGTCTTCACGACCGGCAAGGGTCTTAACGATGTTCCCTTGATGGCGGATGAGATCACCGGCAAGGATGTCACCAAGTTGTTTATTGATGACACGTTCCTTGAGGATACCGCTGACGTGAATAACGGAGATGGTCTTGAGTACTCCTTTGGCAAAGGGGTAACGGACGCGGTCGAATCTCCGACAGACAATCTGACTCACGAGACTGGCAAGAGTCTAGATGACTCTGTTGATTCTGCCGAAGAGATAACGTCGGTAGTAATTGACAAGCTGCTTCAAGACGCCGCAACAATCACCGAGCAGATCGCTCAGGTTATTGACAAGGGTACGTTTACAGATGACGTATCTACAGAGGATGTACTAGATCGATCGGTTGATTATGACCGCAGCTTTAGCGACGCCGTCACGCCAACAGACGATTTGCAGTCGGTTGACGCTGGCAAGGGTCTTGCCGACTCTGTAGATCCAGAAGATCAAATCACGGACTTCGAGCAAGAAACGCTGTTCGATGAATCCGCAACAAGTTCTGACGAGGCAACTAAGTCATTTGACAAGTTGCAGTCGGATGCCGCCACTGCCAGCGACGAGGAATCCCACATCGTTGCTTTTGAGCGGCAATTCGCTGATGTCTTAAGCGGGATTGATTCCCATACTTTTGATGCCAGTAAAACGCTGAGTGATAGCTATGTGGTCACGGACCCCGGGCGACTGGTGAGTACGGACTACTGGGCTGATTACTGTTCAGAAGACTATGTGGGAACAGGTCGAACTTTTTAAGGGGTAAACGTAATGTTTGCAAAAGACGAAATTAAAGCCGTTGGTAGCGTAAAGATTGTTCTGACGGGTTCTGATGGTCAGATCAAAGATGAGCGCGAGATTCATAACTTGGTCGTAACGACTGGCAAGAACTTCATTGCTAGCCGTATGACTGGCACTACAACCGCGATGAGCCACATGGCGATTGGTTCGGACAACACTGCACCAGCCGCAGCGAACACAGGTCTTGGTTCTGAGCTTGGTCGTGTTGCACTCTCATCTGCGACGACAACCAGCAACATCACCACCTATTCCGCCACGTTTCCAACCGGGACTGGTACTGGTGCTGTTGTTGAGGCTGGAATCTTTAACGCATCTTCAAGTGGAACGATGCTGTGTCGCACTACCTTTGCTGTTGTGAACAAAGGTGCCAATGACACGATCACAATCACTTGGACTGTTACCGTCAACTAATCGGGGTGAGCGGAGATGTCAACCATCACAACTCGTGCGGGGAAGGGGTCTCCGCTTACTAATGCCGAAGTGGACGCCAATTTCACCAACCTCGATGCTGACAAGCTAGAGAAGTCTGGTGGAACCATGACAGGAACTTTGACGCTTGCGGGTGACCCGTCCTCAGATCTGGATGCCGTACCCAAGCAATATGCAGACGCCATACAGGCGCTTGCCTTGGCGGCAATATAAGAGGAACGAAAAATGAGCGTAAACGTAACTACATACGAATCAAGTCTACAGACGAAGCTAAACGCTACAAGCGGAAGCACCTCGACTACTGACTTCTTGCTGCTTGCTAAGGCTGTTGATGCGCTGAACACTGGCGCAGTTATCACGGTTGCCAACACGGGCGCTCTGCCAGCGGCGGCGGATAGCACCGGTCGAACAATTTATGTGACCGGGGAAAGCAAGTTGTACTTTAGTACTGGATCTGCTTGGGTGGCGGTTACTTCATCTGCTGATGTGACTGCTGCAATTACTGCTGTAGTCAATGGCGCACCCGGTGCGCTTGACACACTAGACGAGCTTGCTGCCGCACTAGGAGATGATGCAAATTTTGCAACATCTGTGACCAACGCATTGGCGGCGAAAGCCCCCCTCGCCAGCCCAACGTTTACTGGCACAGTAACGCTTCCGTCAACCACGTCAATTGGCACGGTAAGCAATACAGAGATTGGCTACCTAGACGGCGTAACAAGCGCCATTCAGACTCAACTGAACGCCAAGGCTCCGACTGCTAGTCCAACTTTTACAGGAACGGTAAGCGGAATCACGGCTGCGATGGTTGGCTTGGGCAACGTAACAAACGAGTCGAAGGCGACTATGTTTACCAGCCCGACGTTTACCGGGACCGTCACGCTACCGTCCACCACGTCCGTTGGAAACGTAAGCAGTACAGAGTTAGGCTACCTCGACGGTGTGACCAGCGCCATCCAAACTCAGTTGAACGCAAAAGCACCAACCGCCAGCCCTACATTCACTGGTACGGTCAGTGGTATCACAGCGTCTATGGTCGGACTTGGCAATGTGACCAATGAGTCCAAAGCAACTATGTTTGCGAGTCCGACATTCACGGGCACGACAACGATTGCTGGGTTGAAGGACACACGGGTTGCAGTCGCTGCATCGGCGATTGATCTTTCCGCTGGCACATACTTTACGAAGACGATCTCCGCTACTACAACCTTCACGGTCTCCAACACTCCATCGAGCGGCGGAGTTGGCGCGTTCATTCTCGACCTGACGAACGGTGGGTCATCGCAAGTTACGTTTATGACCGGCACCAAGTGGGCTGGCGGAACACCACCGACACTTACTGCATCTGGCAGAGATGTGCTTGGGTTCTTCACCCACGACGGCGGCACTACGTGGAATGGATTCGTGCTTGGCAAAGCACTGGCGTAAGGGGCTTACATGAGCGCAAAAGACATCATCTTAGCGGCTGCTGGTCAGGGGTCGTCAGCAGAGAAAGACCCCTACTTCGCCAACACCACTTTGCTCTTGCAGGGAGACGTATCGAACCCCGATCTGTCGTACAACGCTTTCTCGGACGCGTCCGGAAACAACGTAAACATCCTTCCGGTGGAAGATGCCAGAGGCTCGTCGTTTAGCCCGTACAACACGTCGTGGGGCATTGATTTAGGAACCGGCAACTATCTTTCTGTTCCGCAATTCAATCTTGGTACGAGTTCATTCACTATTGAATGTTGGGTTCGGACTTCCACTAAGGTAAATTATCAAAGCATCATAGGGGCTTATAATGGGGGTTCTTCAGGGTTCTACTTGCACACCGACAGCAATGGTTACGCCCTGTTTGGGACAGGGGGCATTGTGCAAGCCCAAGGCTCCACTCAAGTCTGTGATGGAAAATGGCACCATATTGCGGTGGTTAGAAATGGGTCTTCTGCGGTCACCCTGTACGTAGATGGGGTGTCCAGCGGTACTGGAACTATTACTGATAATGGCTCGTCTACTAACCCTGTTTATATTGGTACGCTACAACCCGGAACATTCGATAGGTATTTTCAAGGGCAGATAAGCAATCTTCATGTAAATGTAGGCTCCGCTCTATATACTTCAGCGTTTACTCCTCCGACTACGAACACAAGCGCAGTAGCGAATTCAGTATTGCTGACGGGTAGGTATAACCGCTTTATTGATACCGCTGGCAGTAAAACTTTTACGCTCTCTGGCTCCCCCAAGATCACCGGAGCATCCCCCTTCCTCGACACCGACACCACAACCGGGTCTGGGTATTTTGATGGGGGCGGGGACTATCTTAGTTTGTCAGGAGGCGGAACTCTTGGTAGTGGCGCATTCACGATTTCTGCGTGGGTTTATCCGACTGCCTTATCAAGTACATATAATCACATCTTAGATACGCGCCCAAATAGCGATGCTTCAGGATTCTCGTGGGGCGTGGAAAGTGATGGGCAAATCTTTTTTTATTCGGTGAATGCCTTTCGTTTTCAAAATACTGGGTCGGTTGGAGTAGTCCCTCTTCATGCGTGGAGTCACGTTTCTATTACACGCGACTCAAGCAATAATCTCAGAGCCTTTGTAAATGGCGCTCAAGTCGGTTCAACCATTGCAAATTGGACGACTAACTACACACAAACAACAACCCTTGTAAGCAAGTATTTTGGCGGGTCTGATCACTGGACAGGCTACATCTCAGACATTCGAATGATTGCCGGAACCGCGGACAGTTCCATTCCGACTGCGCCATCAACGAGCGTTTCCGGCGCGACATTACTAACCCTTCAAACCCGTGGCGCAGTACGCAACATCGGCTTCCGTGATGACAGCGAGTACAACCACGTCATCACGAAGGTAGGCAATTGCGCTCAAGGTACGTTCAGCCCGTTCTCGCAAGAGGAAGGGAAGTGGAGTGTTTACTTTGATGCAGATAGATTGACGTACACTTCGTCCGGCGTAGCGCCAGAGCCTCTTGCTCCTTGGATCGGCTCTACAGGCGCGGCTACTATCGAGGCATGGGTATTCCCAACAGCCCTTGAGTCGTCGAGTTCAACTCAACATAAAATATCCACAATCATTTCGATTGGAGATACGTTTTTTGCATTCGGAATTCACGCAACAGGCAAACTTCGGCTCTACTGGTGGACTGATAATCAAAACTCTGTTGACTCGACTGGAACAGTCCCTCTCAACCAATGGTCTCATGTCGCTGTTTACATCAACGGAGTCGCCGCAGGGTCGAGCAACGCGTACACATCCATCGCATGGGCAACTGCCTCAGGCGGCACGGTGATGCAAATTGGTCAGAACAATGGGTCCAGCACGACAGGACATTTTTACGGGTATATATCGAACCTTCGCACGTCGGACAATGTTCGTTCTATATCTCTCCCAAGCCAACCATACTCGGTGGACGCTAACACTTTGTGGTTAAGCAACGCCAGTAATCGTTTTCGTGACCTGAAGAACAATCGTGCGATAGCAATAACAAACGATCCCTCAGTCCAACCATTCTCCCCATTTGTGCCATCCGACGCGTACGACCCGGATGTGAACGGCGGGAGCGCATATGTTGATGCTAGTGGGGGGGA